GAGCGCGACGATTACGGCGAACGGCGCGTTGATCTATAACGCTACGCAGAGCAACAAGGCTGTTGCGGTTCTGGCCTTTGGTGGTGATAAGACCTCCACGGCTGGTAACTTCACCATCCAGTTCCCGGCTGCTGCTGCTTCGACTGCGATCCTTCGCATCGCCTAAGTAGGCTACGTCTGTGACGGACGTAGTAGTAACCCTTGAAGGCTGGAACTCCATTACAGGATGGGGCGAAGGCGGATGGGGTACAGCATCTGTAAGCTTCACCGGTACCGGTGAGGTAGGGACGCTTTCGTTTGTCACAGATCAAGTTATTGTAGTCACGGGCCTTGAGGCTACGGGTGAACTCGGTACGGTCTTTGTTTCTACCGAGCAAATCCTCTTAGTCACAGGGCTAGAAGCTCAGGCGATACTCAGCGATGAAGTTGTCGTTGCTGATGCGATTGTTATTGAAGATGGCGTTGAGGGTACGGGGGAGCTAGGCGATGCCACAGTCTTCCTTGAACTCATTGTGCCGGTCACGGGCGTTTCGGCGTCTGGACAGATTGGTACGGTGTCGCTTGTCACTGAACAGATATTGTCGGTTACGGGAGTTGAAGGCACGTTCCAGATCGGTAACTTTATTGTTATCGCTGGGCACACTCAGGTCGTAACGGGCCTTGAAGCAACTAGCGAACTGGGCGATGTAGCCGTCTTTACTGATCAAGTTCTGGTTGTAACTGGACTTGCAGCAACCGGCGCGGTTGGTACGGTGTCGCTCGTTACAGATCAGGTTCTGGTTGTAACCGGACTTGAAGGTACAAGCGAACTTGGCGTTGCGACTCAAAATTCTATTTACCCTGTTGCTGGGGTAAGTGGGACTGGACAAGTTGGGACGGTTCAGGTACGGATAGATAGAATAGTCATTGTGACCGGCGTATCTGCAACGGGTAATATTGGTTCCCAATCGCCAGCAGTGAACGTGTGGAGTTTGATTAATACAGATCAGAACGCGAACTGGACACAAATCGCGGCGTGAGGTAACTAAAAATGCCGTCTACATTTTCAACAAATTTGGCCCTTGAACTCCTCGCTACAGGCGAAGGAGCAGGTACGTGGGGTGACACCACTAATACCAACTTGGGAACCCTGCTTGAGCAGGCCATTTCTGGTTATGTCACTCAGGCCGTATCTACCGGTAATGACACGACCATCACCATCCCGAACGGTGCGACCGGTGTCGCCCGTAATATGTACATTGAGTTGACAGGAACCGGTGGAGCCAGTACCAACCTGATCGTTCCTGCTAACAAGAAACTCTACTTCATCTTTAACAACGCCTCTGGTGCGGTGACGGTAAAAGTTTCTGGTCAAACGGGCGTTTCGGTTCCGGCGGGAAGTAAGTTTATTCTCGTATCAAACGGTACCGATATTGTTGAGGCAACGAGTTATTCAGCGGGTGTTGGAAGTAGTCTTAACCTGACTACGCTAACGGCGACCTCGGCTAATATCACGACGCTAACTAGCACTAGCGCCAACATCACGACGCTAACTAGCACTAGCGCCAACATCACGACGCTGACTGGTACAAACTTTTCTGCCACAAGTTTGACGTTAACCAACGCGCTGAAAATCGCGGAAGGCGGTACTGGACTTGATACCACGCCGACTAACGGCCAACTTCTGATCGGTAACGGTACTGGTTACGCTCTGTCTACATTGACGGCAGGTGACGGAATTTCGGTCACTAACAATGCGGGCAGTATCACAATTGCAGCGAGTGGCGGCGGTCTTCCTACCGTTACAGTCACAGCATCTACTGCGATCACTGCGGCGGTTAATTTCCACTACGTTTTGACTGCTGCAACAACCGCCACGGTTACGCTTCCGGCCTCGCCTACCATTAGTGATACGATTTACGTTACGGTTGCTAACGGCTTGGTCACGAATGTCGTGGCGCGTAATGGTAAAAACATTCAAGGTCTTGCCGAGGACCTGACGCTTAATGCGACTTACGCTTCGGTACAACTTAGATACTCAGACGCAACTGAAGGATGGATCTTCGCATGAGTCAGTACACTCAATTTTCTGGCAATACGCCAACACAACCGGCTTGGACCAGAGCTTTCAACTCTTCCACCACTTTTGTACCTAGTCAGTCTGGGTGGTATCAGTTCTTAGTGGTTGGTGCTGGCGGCGGTGGTGGTGGCGCAGGATGGGACACGCAAAATTTAGGTAACCTATACGCACTAGGCGCTATTGGTGGTGGTGCTGGCGGATGTGCTGTTAAAACCGCTTTTGTTGCTTCTGGTGCGTCAATTGTTATTACGTTAGGCGCAGGGGGCACCGCAGGTACTGGCAATGCCGGTAGCTCTGGTAATGGAAATAGTGGCAGCATTACTACTGTAGTTGGTGGCGGCGTCAGTATCACATGCAACGCTGGCTCCGGTGGTAATGCTACAGCTGGTGCCGCTAACCTCAATTCCAGTGTCGGTGGTAATGCTAACGGCGGTGATTACAACTTTACTGGCGGTGGTTCTCAATCCGCTACCATAAGCACTTATTTTACGACTCCTAGAGGCGGCGGTTCAGTTGGGTTTTGGGGCACAGGTTACACAGCGGCTGGCCAACAGGGCGCGGGAACAGGTGGCGACGGCAGACAAGGCGGTAGTAATAGATCGGGTGATGGTTACTCAGTCGCCCAGTACGGCGGCGGGGGCGGTAACAATTTCGCCGTTGGTGCTAATCTTCAGCCTTGGGGCGGTCCGGCTCCTGTTTTTGGCTTACAACATAATGGGTTTGGTCAAACCCCCGTCAGCGCCAGTAACGCTGTTGCTCTTCCATATCCCGATGTTGGTGCCGGTGGAGCAGCTGTATCAGGCTCAACTTCCAATAGCAGAACTAGAGCCGGTTTGTTTGGAGGCGGAGGCGGAGCTATTAATTCAGGCGCTACCGCTGGCGCTGCGTCTGGTGGTGACGGCGGTAGAGGCGGCGGCGCCGGTGGCGGGGTTTCTCTCGGCTACGGTGTTGGTAACGGCATAGGCGTTGGCGGTGCCGGTGGCGGTGGTTTCGCTATGATAGGGTTTTTAGGATCATGAACAACATTTACACAGTAACTGAACTTGACGGTTCAACCCGCGACATCATCTCTGATCAGGCGTTTGTAGACCAATATTATCCCGGCAGGTGGGTTTTGGTCGGCCCTGAGATTCAGCCAGATCCTGTTGTGCCATACCCACCGATTACACGGCTGGCTATGATTGATAGATTCTCGGACGCTGAATACACAGGCATTTTGACTGCGGCAAAAACCGACGTTGAGGTGCAAGGTTGGCTAGATCGTTTCTATGCGGTAAGCAAAATTAACCTAAAAGACTCTCGTACTATTGACGGAATTAACATGATGGTCAGCAAAAATTTGCTAACTCAGCCTCGTGCTGATGCGATTTTAACTGATCCAGTTCAACCCGAAGAGATATGGCAGCCTTAAGATATGGTTTTATTCAAAGGCCATAAAGTAGCTTTTCTGTTTCCCTCTAAAACGGGGTCAACAACGGCCGCGAAGTTCTTGATGAATTGCAAAGATGCGGTTGTTTTTGACGATAGACATGCTACGCCCGAAAGAGCTATTGAGTTTGAGCCAAATTTAAGCGAGTACAAGGTTTACTCTTTTTTACGAAATCCCGCTGAACGGTTTGTCAGTGGAATATTGATGTTTAAAGAGTACAAATACACCCAGCAGTTAATAAAAGTTTTCTCAAGAAATGATATTGCCGACTATAAAGACTTTATAGAAGTTTATTACGAACGCCATAAAGACGTTAATTTTGCGGGTTTGCTGTTTCCACAAGTTAGATATTTTAATAGTGACTTGGAAGTAACCGCTCTTGACTTTGACAATTATGAGTCTGAGTTAAGAAAAGCGACTGTGGGTCTTGGGTTAGATGATTTCCCGATAGGCTGGGAAAACAAAGGCGCGTATGACGGCAAAAAAGAAATGGCTAAGAAAGTTGTTAGCTATGTAAAAACCAAATACGCCGAAGACTGCGAACTTTGGTTTCAGAAGTTTGGTCGGAGGATAGACGCATGATGACAATGATTAGTACGTTTCTGTCCTTCCTTGCGGGTGGGCTTCCCAAGATCCTGCAAATCTTCCAAGACCGGCAGGACAAGAAGCATGAGTTAGCCTTGGTCGCTGCCCAGAAGGAGCGCGAGTTGGCGCTGGCCGAACGAGGCTTCATTGCTCAGGCACGGGTAGAAGAGATCAAGCTGGAGCAGATTCAGACTCAGACGGCGGGCGAAGAGCGTCAAGCCCTGTATCAGCACGACATGGAAATTGGTAAGGGTGCTTCGCAGTGGATGATCAATCTCCGCGCCAGCGTCCGTCCGGTTGTGACATATATCTTCGTGTTAGAACTCGTTGCCATCAATATCGCTGGAGTCTGGTACGCCTACAACACGGGTGTGCCGTTTGCCGCTGCTATGGCAGAAGTGTTCTCGGATGACGAGATGTTAATCCTGTCTTCAATTATCGCCTTCTGGTTTGGGACACAGGCTTTTGGCAAGAAGTGAAAGTCAGCCCCGCTGCCATTCAGATGATCAAGCACCACGAAGGGGTGAGGACTAAGCCTTACCGCTGTCCGGCGCTTTTGTGGACTGTGGGCGTGGGTCACGTGATTGACCCGACTCATGCGACGGTGAAGTATGAGGAGCGCAAGAATCTACCGATACCCGCAGGCTGGGACCGGGTTCTCACGATGGACGAGGTGGATCGGATACTTGCTCAAGACCTTGGCCGGTTTGAGCGTGGTGTGGTTCGACTTTGCCCTGCTGCTGTTGGCCGTCAGGGAGTCTTTGATGCTCTCGTATCTTTTGCCTTCAACGTGGGTCTTGGCAATCTCCAACGCTCTTCCCTTCGGATGAAGACCAACCGAGGTGAGTTGGAAGAGGCGGCTGACGAGTTCCTGAAATGGACGAAGGCTGGTGGTAAAGTACTGCCGGGATTGGTAAAAAGGCGCAACGACGAACGGGCGTTGTACCTGTCAGGGGTTGTCTAATGCCACTTCAGAGAGTTGATTTCAGGCCCGGCGTCAATCGAGAAACCACTAACTACGCTGGTGAGGGCGGGTTTTTCGTCGTAGACAAGGTGCGGTTCCGTGGTGGCTACGCCCAAAAGATCGGCGGCTGGGTCAACATCACTAATAACGCTAATACCTATAACGGCGTAGCCCGGTCGCTGTGGAACTACTCGACTCTGGAAGGACTTAACCTTTTAAGCGTAGGGACCAATCAGAAATTCTACGTCGAGCTTGGCGGCGTCTATCACGACATTACCCCCCTTGCTTTCTCGGGGACGCTTTCTAGCGACCCAATCCGTACTACTGCTGGAAGTAAACTCGTCAACATTACATCGACGGGACACGGCGTATCACTCGGTACGTTTGTTACTTTCTCTGGCGCGACCGCTGTCGGTAGTTTGACTATTAACGGAGAGTACGAGGTCATCTCGGTTTCGAGCGCCAACTCGTTTGTCATTGCAAGCCCAACGCCCGCCGGGTCAACTGCTACAGGCGGTGGCTCTCTCGTTATCGGGCAATACGACATTGATGCCGGTACTGCGGTCTATACGACTTCGGTTGGTTGGGGCGGCCCTCCGTGGGGTTCTGGTACTTGGGGTTCTAGTACTCCAGCAGGTGTACCGCTTCGTCTTTGGTCGCAGTTTAATTACGGCAACGACCTGATTTTTGCTGAAAACAACGGCGCTATTTACTACTGGACTAAAGACACTTCTACATGGTCAAGAGCAACGACTCTTGAGGCTAAAGCAAATTCTGTAGAAAAAACGGCTACGACGGCAGCTTACGCTTCGGGGTCTATTACCGTAGTTGTTGCAGATGCAACCGGAATTAATACGGGCGCGGTTGTTTCGGGTAGTGGCATTCCGTCTGGCACTTATGTTCTGGCTACGTGGGACGGCAGTACTTCGGTAACACTTTCTACGGCTACAACGGCTTCTGCTACAGCGTCTTTGCTGTCTTTTAGTTATTCGGGCCGACACGTACCGAACGAAACGGCGTTGATCCTCGACTCCCCGGTTGACGATTTCACCGTATGTATGGGGGCTAACCCGTACGATCCGACTAACTTTGATACCGCATTTGATCCGCTCGTTGTTCGTTGGTCAGATGCCGATAACCCGTACGAGTGGGTGCCTGAAGTTACGAACCAGTCAGGTGAACAACGTCTGGCTAATGGCTCTAAGATCGTAGCGGCTACGACAGCGCGTCAAGAAATTGTCGTTTGGACAGACACGGCTGTGTACTCCATGCAGTACCTCGGGCCTCCGTTTGTCTTCGGCTTTACGCTGCTTGATCAAGACATTTCTATCGCATCGCAGAACTCGGTCATTAACGTCAACAACGCCGTGTATTGGATGGGACTGGATAAGTTCTTCGTATACGACGGTCGCGTAAACACACTGCCTTGCACGATCCGACAGCATATATTTAGTACGCTAAATAAAGATCAAATCGCGCAAGTCACTTGCGGTAACAACGAAGCGTTCAGCGAAGTCTGGTGGTTTTACCCAAGCACCGGAAGTACCCGCAACGACACGGTAGTAATATTCAACTACCTCGAAAACGTCTGGTCATACGGCAGTTTGGGTCGAAGCGCGTTTTCACCGCAATTAATCCGTGACTACCCGTTGCTGGCGAATAGTATCCAAGTGTCTTACACGACGGCGGATATCACAGCTTCAGATACCAGCATTACTTTGCTGAACGCCTCTTCATATCCCAGTGCTGGGACTATCTTTATTGACTCTGAGCAGATTACGTACACCGGGGTCACGAATAACACCGTTCTGACTGGGTGCGTGCGAGGCGTAAACGGAACGGTGGCTGCGTCTCATACGGCTTACACGCCGGTCACGATGTCCTATCCGAATCAGGTTCTTTACCACGAAGTCGGTTGGGATGATGTCTCAACGGGCACCGCGCAGCCGATCAGTTGCTTCATTGAGTCGTCAGACTTTGACATCGGTGACGGACACAACTTTGGCTTTGTGTCACGTATCATTCCGGACATTAAGTTCTTGGGATCATCGACCACGACTCCCTCTGTCAATATTTCTATCTACCCGCGCAACTATCCCGGTGCCGCATACGGCACACCCGACATAGAAACAGTGCAGGCTACGGCTGTATTGCCGTACGAGATTTACACCGAGCAGTTGTTTACGCGAGTTCGGAGTAGGCAGATGGCGGTGCGTGTAGGGTCATCGGACCTTGGCGTGTCGTGGCAGATGGGTGCGCTGCGTCTTGATATCAGGCCGGACGGTCGTCGGTAATGACCGTACCTCGTGGTGTAGTTCCGCCGAGTATTCCAGTCGCACTTAGACAGTACGACCAGCGTGGCATGGAGCAGACTAATAATGTTCTGCGCCTCTTCTTTAATCAAATTGCCAACCGGATCAACTCGCCTACCGCACATGCTTCGTACTTTGACACTACAACGCAGACGAATCCGGTAGCAAGTGCAGTAAATATATTTAAATACAACTCAGTTGTGTCTGAGTTTCAGGTGACTCGCGGTACCCCAACGTCGAAAATCTACGTCAACAACACTGGGGTTTATAACTTTCAGTTCTCGGCGCAGTTAGACAAGACAGGCGGTGGCTCTGATGCGGTTTACATCTGGCCTCGCATTAACGGGGTTAACGTACCGGACTCAGCCACCAAGATTGTCATTGACGGTCCTAACAGCGAAATCGTCCCGGCTTGGAACTTCGTACTGGTTATGGAAGCAGGGGACTATTTTGAGTTGGCTTGGCAGTCGCCAGATACGGCTGTGTTTGTCCCTTACGTAGCCCCAACCGGGAATATTCCAGCTATCCCGTCCATCATTCTGACCGTCACTTGGGTGTCGAATTACGAGGCCAACCGGTGATACCATTTAAGAAACCTTTCCCCTTGGGGGGCTTATGAACCAATATCCTGCGGCGGGACTCGCGTCCCTTGTAGCCGCTCAAGGCCGTAACGGGGATTCCGCCCTCGTTCACATGACTCCCGAAGAGGTTCGCAGCCTCCAAGCCATCGCCCGTGCACAGGGTGTGGAACTGCCGGTCAATCCGGTAACAGGGGTCCTTGAAGCGTCGGCCCTTAGTAGATTTTTAAGTTCTATTGGAAGGGGCATTGCTAACGTCGGTCGCACGATAATCCAAAACCCTCAGACCACCGCATTGATTGCTGGCACCGCCTACGGCGCTATCAAGGGCGATCTACAAAAGGGTCTTGAGGCGGGCATGAAAGCCTACGCCGGGACTAAGTTGCTCGGTGGTATTACGAGCGCAGTACAGCAAGGTAGGAGAACCCCCGGTATCGCGGGTCCTGCTGGATACAGAGAGGCTTCTCGTGGAGCAGATGACTTTGGCGAAGTTGCACCGGGTTTGATGGATGTTAAGCCTACGGTTGAAGCTCCGTTAGGTAGAAGTCCTGCCAGTGGTGGCGGGCTTGATGCGCTCTTACAACGAATACTAGGCGGCGGTCAGTCGGGTACTACGCAACAAGGGCAACCCTC